CTCAGGCAAGAACAAAAACGGCATGTCCTCCATCTTCTGGATGAAAGCCAGCCCCTCATCCTCCGAAACACCCGTATCTTCCGGCCCACCGAAATACGAACACCGCCCAACGGTATGGAAAAGAACCTCCGAGGGCGGCGGTGGCATGGGAATGGTTTCGTCGCCAATATTACCACCCAAAACATCCGCAATGTCGGCACAGATCTCATCAAAATAATCGTCGTAAATCCGGACGTCGGCATCGCTGTCCACAAAACAAACCTCAAGCAGTATCGCGGGCTTGTTGGTCTTGTTCAGGAAATACAAATTCGTGCGCTTCTTTGCGCCCCGGTTCTTGAGGCCCGAGCTTGCGATAGCGCTGGACACTTTAGCGGCCAGCGTCTGCTGGGTAAGGTAAAGCACCTCGACACCCATCGGGCTGGTGGTCTTGTGGTGGGCATTGAAATGCACCGAAACATCCAGCTGGCGATCCTGTTTATTGTGAAAGCTCACGATGGTGCTCAGGTTTTCGTTCTGGCTCTTCGACGTGTTGTCGTGAAACGTGTTGACCGCAACGCCACGAGAGATCAGTTCGCCCGCCAGCTTCTCGGTCACCTTGCGGGCCTCTTCGACCTCGTCGATGATGCCGGACGCGCCGCGCACGTACTTGCCGTGGCCTGATGAGATAGCGATGCTGCTATACGTCATTTTTGCCGGTCCTTAAAATACTGATCGCGGTATAGCCTGATCGACTCTTGGTTCTGTCTTATCTGCTGTTCCAGTACCGTAATCTTCTCTTCCATCTTCGCCATACGCGCCACGCTGTACTCCGCGCCACGCGTCTCCATGATGTGAACTCGTGTCTCCAACTTCACAGAGTACGCAAGGATACTCGCTGCACCGGCTCCAATCGCAATCAACTGAGCGATCAAAAAATAAACCAGTGTGCTGTTCTCCTTGATCCACGATTTTACCTCATCAACCATCAGAGTTTGATCATCACGTTCCATGCAGTCCACGGCTGCATGATGTTATGTGCAGCGCCGCCACCCTGCGACGATGTTGTCATTACGTCGCCAGTGAAAGTATGTTTGTGGCTGCCTAGACCGCTACCCGTCTGCCCCGAAATCGTAGTGTCGTGCGTATGCCACTGACTGACAGTGCCCGTCTCTCCCGTAAGTGTAACGGTATGGGTATGATTACCAGCACCGCCCGTTGTCGCCCCAGTATGCTGGTAGTACGGCGACGTACCCGCACCACCAGATTTTTGAAAGCCGCCGTCAGAACTTGCTTTATCGTAGCCGTGATCGTGATGGCCATTGGTACTGGTAGTATGCGTGCCCTGCTGGGGGTGCGTGTGGTTGGCACTGGGGTTGCCCGATGTAAACGTACCAGTCTGCGTGTGCGTGTGGGCAAGACTAGTATCGCTAAGAGTGCCCGCTGGGGTTCCTGTATGATTATGGCTGGGCGTCTCAGTAAGCAACAGTGTATGGTTTTCTTCGCCGCCATTCGTGCCCAGCACACGATTGGTAAGCCCCGTTCCAGTACCGGCAACGATAAGCGCCCGCCCCAATACTTTCGGGATCACCATGCGGCACTTCGCAGTGAACGCATTCGTTGCCGTACCCTGTGCCACGCGTGTTGTTGTCACGCCCGCGCTATTTTGTAGAGGGCAAACCGCGTCGGAAAACTGATTGTAGAAAAGCGTAAACAGCGCCGCCGTATTGTAGGTAGGCAGAACATAAGATGCCCCCGACCCTACATCGCCAATCGTACCGTCGTTCGCGAATATCCAACCGGCATCTACCACAGCCTTATACGTCAGCTTGGCGTCGCCCGTAGTGGGAAGGCCAAGCAACACCGCGAGTGCTGCGAAGTCCGCCGTATTAAGCAACCCCATCATGTACGATGTAACGGGAAGTTCTTCCGCAGCGCCGGGACCGGCGGTCATGCGGCCAATAACCTTACTGGTCGCCATCTCGATTTTGTGAGACTCGTTCCAGTTCGACGGACGCACCAGCGTTGCGTCAGTACCATCGCCCTTAGTCGACACAAACGCATGTTTGACTTCAATAGCCATCTAATCTATCTCCGTCGCGAACGCGTCGAGAAACTTCTAGGAAACGTCCACGTCTGCGCGCCATGAACATTGAGATGAATGCTCTCGGTGCTGGCAATCGATATCGTCTTGCGGAACGAATGCATGTGCGCCATCGCCAGTTGCAGGTTGGTGTATGGCTTGGCAGGCTGCGCCATCATCCGCCCCAACACCCCACTGAGAATGCCGAGGCCGTATTTGTCGAGCACCCACGCCGGAAACTCGGGAAGTTTGTCGGCCTGTATCGGATCGGCGACACTCAACCCCACCGAAGCTACATAAATGCCTTCATGGCCGGGCGGGGAAAGAAAAGTTACCTCGCCGGGTATCTCCATCACGGCGGCTTGCTGCACGCCGTGATCGTCGAACACGCTAAAAAGCCGGACGATGGTCGACACGCCAAGAGGATCGATAGTGTAAACCGTCCCTATTGGATCGTATGGGAACACCGTGAACCCGATATCTTCCGACCAGACACCAGAGTCCTTGAAGAACTGATCCAGCACATTGAAGACTTCCAGCATGATCGCATCGTCGAGCGATCCCGGTAAGGACACTCTGGCGTTCTTGATCAGTCGGTCAGTAGCAGCGCTCATGTGAGTGTCATCAGTTGCTGGGTGAACTTGCCGATAAACGCCGCAGCGCGAGTGTCTTGCGTATCCTCTTCGTCGCGCAGCTGCGCGAAACCAACCATGAAGAACAAGAAAGCTACGCGGTACTGTACATCCATTGCGAATGCAGTGCCCGCAGCGATATCCGCTGTCGTAAATTGCGGGATGGCTGTGGCTTCCAAGAACAAGTCCGGCCTGTTGCGCCGGGCTGTCATGATGCCGAGGTTCAGCGACATTACGAGTTCAGCATCGCCATAGCGATACGTCGGCACCGTATCCTGCAAAAGGATACGCGCCTCGTTGATATACTGCGCGACAGTATCAAGCGCCATCCGGCCCTCCTTTGCCCGCGTGAAGCAAGCGACCGGGACTTTCGCCCCGGCCACCTACATCGCTGTGGGCATTAGGTACCGTTTACAATGATCGCTTGAGCAAGCGCCGAGTCGTCCACGGCCTTGTAACCGAACACCTGCAGGCCGCGCAGGATGGTGCCGAAGGTCTGCTCAGACCTAAGCGTCTCCATCTTGGTCATCTGCGATGCGAACGTCAGCCCATGGGCGTGACCCGCATACATCACAAACTCGCCCGCGACCAGCGGCGGCGTTGCAGCCGTGCCCGACGGAAGCAGGTTCGACGTGTAGATCGTGAAGCGATCCACCATGCCGATACGACCGTTACGCAGGATCGAAGTGGCATCGCCCGAGAGATAAGCCTCACGCAGCTCCGACATCTTGATCAGCGTGGCGGCCCACGTCGGCATCACGATCCAGCGCCCCGTCTCCGGGATGTTCTGCTCGTCCAGCGCCTGACCCAGACGAAGGATCACGTCGACGATCTCGACTTTACCCGTGGTGGGCGAACGGGCGACGACCGACAACGGAGTCGTGGTCGCGCCGAGGTTGATGGTGTGGGAGATCTTGCCCGCAGCGATGCCCCGGTTGTTGACGGCTTGCGCTTGGTTCTGCAACGCCCCCAACACTGCCGTGTCGATGGTGATCTTCATCTGCTCGGCGGCATCGTCGGACCACATGCTCAAGAGGTTCAGATCGCTCTGAACGTCCATGACGTCGTCCAAGATGCAGTTGAAATACTTGCCCTTGTCGATCAACAGATCGATGACGTTGCCGGACGGCCTTTGAAGAGCCAGCGCCATATCAGCGGAGTAGTCGCTAATCGAAATCGTCGGCTTGGTGCGGATGCGGACCTTGTCGCCTTGGTTCTTGATCTCACCCGAATAATCAGTGTTGGAGATCGCGGCGAGAACCGTCGAGGCGTAGAATTTTTCAATAAGTTTGCCTGACCAGATCTCGGGAATGAAGCCGGTCGCTGCGAGGGTATTGGCTACGCCACCGCTCGGATAGAGGGTGACGCCTGATGCTACTGGGAATGCCACGGGCAACTCCTGTGTTGAGAAGGGTTATCGGATACGCCCCTCTCGCTCCGCGTCGAAGATCATTGCTTCGAGCTGGGCCTTCTCTGCGTCACGGCCCCGGTATTTACCAGCAGCCGACTCGGCATAGAAATGCGATATCTGGGCGCGTGAGATAATGGGCTTCTCAACAGGGGCACTGCTGGCCGCTGAAGTCTTGGCTCTGCCCGGTGCAGCAAGCTGTTCGAGAGAGACTCTGTCGCCGTTCTGCAGTTCGGCGGCTCGGTGTAACTCGGACCCTTGCGGGACGAAAGCAGCCTCTTGATCAAGGAAGCCTTTGAAGAAGGAGATCACACGCGGAGCGTTATTCTGCGCGTATGCCGCCCTCAACAAGTCATGCTTAATAGCACCGGAATACATGTCCGGCAAGGCCAACCACTGCTTGAACTCCTCCATGTAGTTGATATCACGCCATTGGGGGATGCGCTGGTCCAGTATGCCCTCCATCTGCAGGCGCGCCCGCGCTGCGTCCTGCTCTGCGGTCGCCTCAAGCTGCTTCTCCAGATTGGTGAGTTTGTGGCGCAGCGAAGTCACCTCCGGGTTAAGCTCCTCCTTGGCGCGGCGGGCGACCACATCCAAGAACTCCGAGCCGTATTCGGTGACCTCTTCCGGGGTCAAAAGGCTCTGCGGGCGCAGTTCTGCGGGCGTATCAGCTGGGCGCTTCATCGACGCAATCAGGTTCTGCATCGACCCGAGCTGCTCGCTCATGCCGCGAATATCGTTCTCGGCGCGCTTGTATCGCCCCTCCATCGCCTTGTAGCGCGTCTCCCAGCTTTCCTCGGAGATCTGAGGGGCCGCCTTCTCCGGGGGAGTTACCTGCGGGGTAACCTGCGGGGCGGCGTCCTGTGAGAACAAAGGCAGCTGTTCCGGGGGAGCCGCCTGTTCCGGGGGAGGTGTCTCGGCTGGCGGGGTAGGCTGCTCCCCCGGTTGCCCACCTTGTGCAGCGCGAAAGGCAGCGTCGGCCCGCTCGGCGGCCTGCCGAACCGCCGGGGGAATGAAGGTGTTGGGGTCATCGACCAGTTTCGGCTTCGGTGCCATAATTATCTCCTGTCAGGCTTGTTGGCTTGCGCCCTGTCTATGTTCTCGGCGGTCTTGCGGCAGTCCTCCAGCAACCGCCCGAGCCCTACCAAACCCTGC